CAGAACGTCCAATGCCCGCATAGTAATAATTATCAGAGTCCTTGATATCGATCAGGATATCTCTGATAGAGTTCTTTCTTTGTCTGTCAAAAACTACGGCTGCCATTTGTTTGTCCTATTTAACTTAATATTGCACCAGCGGAATCGATGCCTGTATTTATTACGATCCATTCAGCTGTATCCCAAACGAGAGTGCATGAGTGATTTACTGGTAATGTTATTGTACTGAAGTTCTGCAAATTTGCGGGTGTAATCGTCGCAGTACCACTGTTCTGGTTAACCAGATACTTGATCTCACCTCTCTCCGCACCATCGGGCATGGTGATAGTCAAAGCACCACCAGCGTTAAAGAATGTGAGAGGCACATTAACATCAACTCCACCGTTAGATGTCATGATCTGATAACCAAGTTTCAGTTTACTCTGAATTTCTACACCACCATCACCTTTTGCTTTCAAACCAAGATCGATGTCGGCATCTGTACCAACTGCTTCAAACACAGGTGTGTTGTTGTTGGTTTGATTGGTGATCTTAAAGTGATTGACGGCTCCAGGCGTTGAGATAAACTCAATAAGTTGGTTACCAGCACTATCTTGCAACTCTGTTCCAATCTTAGGATTGTTCAACATAGGTGCATTAATTGTCTTGTTGTTTAGGGTCTGAGTGTGATCGTTGAAGGTAAACTCATCACTGTCTGTCAGAGAAGGCAGATAGATGTCTGTGTACTGAGACAAAGGTAGTGCATGGATGTGGAACGTATGAACCGCATCCGCACTCTCCGCAATGAAAGGCTGAACCAAGGTTGTAGTAAGAACCGTCTTGTTTGCGATTGTCTGAGTTGCAGAGTCAACCGTCACTTCGCCCGTAAAGTCGGGGAAGAGAATCGTGTTATCAGAAGTGGGTTCTTCTTTACCAATCTTGGTATCCCAGATGTTACCATTTAGGATAAGGTGGTCACTGTCAAAAGAAACCTTAGGCATGAGGACAGAACTATCTCCACCAAGTTTCTCATAGATTTCTTGGAAGTTCTGTTCAATCTTCAGGCCTGCGCTACGGAGGGTATCACCCGTTCCGTCATTCGCAGTTGTTCCTCTGTTGATTACCTGTCTAGTCATTGTCGGTTTACCCTAAAAACTTATAGTTCTATTTATACCAATTTACGGTACATATGTGTTGTCAATATTTTTATTGTAGTCAGAATCCAGCAATTCATCAAGGTTAGTGATTCCGTCTGAATCCACCCAATCGAACTTGTCTTGATCGATAGTTTCTGTAGAAGAGAAGTCCATAGACGATCCTTGACGATCCGAATCTTCGTCGAATGTAGGTGCATCTGCTTCAAGGTACTCAGCCAAGGACGAGTACATGTCAGCAAGTTCACCAACCGTTCTGTTCTGTAGGTCGATAATATCGTTACCGCCAGGGTTCGGATATGTAGATTCTGAACCAAGAGTTGTTCTGAACACTTGTACTGTTCCATCTGGTGCGTTGAAATTAAACAGACCAGTAGCACTTGTGATCGCTCTGGGCTGAAGTGATGCAAAACCTTCAAGTTCGAACTCAGGAATATCTTGTAAGCCCGGAGGTGGTTGATCCTGAATGTTTAGATCAAACACACCAACAAGTTGTACTTCCGCACCAAGGTACATACCAGCAGGGTGCGTAAACAACTTGTATGGTTTTCTCCATTGCGATACTGAGAGTTCACTCTTAATCAGAATTGCAAATTGTTGATATAATTTATCATCGGTGATGTATCTCTGAGATTCCGCACCAATTCTAGATTCACCAACGTTGAAAATTTGTTCCTTTGTGTAGACCACATCGGGGTCAATAGCAAAGAACGTTCGAAAGAACTGTTGAATAGAATACTTCGTACCCTTCGATCTATAAAGAGTACTTGAATATTTTGCAGCCGCTCTCTTATCTTGGAAACCTTCGAAGTATGACTGTCCAAGAAGGAGTTCGTCCTCAATGAAGGACAACAATTTCAAGTCTGTTTGAGTTATATCACGTGTGTAGAATAGTTCTTGAATGAGATGTGAAGGAGACTCTATCGTTTCTTCAAAGTCAAAATAACCCTCAAGAAACTTGACAAAGTTGGGATAACTCTCTACAATATGTTGTGGGAGAGCCTCTTCAATCACATACTCACGGATATTGGGTTCACGTCTCCCAATATCGATAAGAGTTCTATCTACTACTGTATGACTCATTAGTTATCTGCATCCGTTATTACTGCACGTGCAACCGATCTAGCGGAATCGTGATTTAAGATGTATTCTCTTGTCGGAAGTATAACGGACTGGTTTGCGGGAACTACCGCCAACTTAATGTAGTTGTTACCACCAATAACCTGATCCACCTGTAGACCGACAATCTCTACCTTACCAAGGTCAGCGTTATAAGAACCCACATTATCTACAATAGGTTTATTAGTTGTTAGGTTGATCACTTGCAACTTATTAGAGTTGAGCTGATTTCTCACCTGACAGTTCTGATTTTTATATGAGAAAGTGGACGATGTGATTCTATACAGAACATCGTCGGGGGATGCAATCGCTACAGGGAAATCAAGTGTGTGATCTTGTTCTACTAACAAGGACGGGAAGAATCTCTGTTGCATCTTAACTTCTGCACGAGAAGAAAGGACTGAAGGAGAAACATCGTCAACTAGAGTTAACAGGTTCGATCTACGGAAAGCCTGTCCAAACTTACCTGTGTTCTTTGCAAAATAATTATTTACTACCGATCTGACATTTTCCTGAATTGTGTTCAGGGACAGGGTTGTTAGGTTAGGGTTGAATCTAAAGAACACCTCTGTTTCAACCCACGTCTTAACAGGATCGGTAAACTTAATACCAAACGTAGCGACTGCAATTTGTGCTGCGAGATCGACGATAGCATCTTTGGTTACTTGTTTTCTATTCTCGCCCACGTCATCTTGGAATTCGATAGACGTGAAGACAACACCAAACTCAGGTTTGATATTGTCCTCTCCACCCCAACTAGAAATGTCCTTAATAAGCGTAGAAAAGTTACGCAGGATAAGCGAATTATAGTCCGCAAAGGTAACCATCCTATTCTGTGAAGCATACTGGAAAGGAGCATTCTTACGAATCGATTCGATAGACTCCTTCTCTCCACCACCCACAGACTTGGAGTATGTGCTAACCACAGGAGTTCTTGATACGGTATTGGTAATTTTGATTGTTGAACTAGGTTCAAAGATTAACGCATTATCTGCGGCTGCACCATTTACAGACAAATAGTCGACTACAATTTTACCGCCAGGAATTGGTGTCTGACCCAATGTTGTACCGTTACCAAAACTCAATTCGAAGTAACCGTTAGGCATCTCCTTGAGGATGTACAGTGTGGATTGTTCGCTGATCGTTGTTGCTTTCAGAATGCTTGTGTACGTGACAAATTTTGTCGTACTCGTGTTTTCATAGACCTTGACCACTGCAGTATCGATATCCATATTTTTGTCGGGAATGATATACACAGCATTTTCGTCGTTACTACCAGCAATAAAACTTCTAACTTTCTTCTGACCTTCAAAGACAGGAATCTTGTCTTTCCCATCAAGTGTCGTAAATTGATAGTAACCAGCACCATCGTCGGAAGCAATCAACGTTTCGTTAGTTTGGAATGTATATTTTACAGCATCAACCTTGGAGGTGAACTGATAACCAGACGCAATAGTAATCGTGGCTTCACGTCCCGCAACGTTTGATAGGTTCATACCCATTCGAATAATGGCTTCGGATGCGGTCTTGGAGTCTGGAATATAACCAATGGCTTCTGATAGTTGCACCAGAGAACTACGCAACTGAGCGGTCGAAAGAAACGACTCGTTCAATGCAAAGTTTGCGGTGAGACCGTTTAGGTGTGTGTTGTACGCAAGGACATCCAATAGGTTCGATAGACCAGAGGCTTCAAAGTTATAATCTTTGAACTCCTCTTTCTCCTGTAAGAACGACTTAAGGTTGTTCTTAATACTTGCAAAGTCCAACGAGGACGATTTGATAGTTGTCGCCATTACCTTAACCTATTTAATGTTGTGGTGAGCTGCACTTCATCACCTGAATTTATTACTTTGAAAATAACATCAACTTGCAGAGTGTTTTGGTCTGGTAGAATTCTAGGAATCACTTCCAGTGTCCTCAAATCAACTCTAGGTTCATAAACTCTAATTGACTCATAGACGTTGTTGATGATTGCTTCTCCATCATATAGCGTGTCCAGTTCAAAGAGAAAGTCGTACAGACGTGCACCAAAATCCGGTTGGAATGGTTTTTCGTATTTACCTGTAGTCAGAAGATTACGAACAGCCTGTTTGACTGCCTGCGCTTCAGTCTTCTTGTAGATGTC